CGCCGATGCGCGGCAGGATGTGGTTCTTCCACAGCACGGCGTAGCCAGTCTTGGTGCTCGGCCTGACGCGGGTGGCGTAGTGCTTCTCGGTGACCATCTCGGAGAGCTCGCGGATGGTCTTGCCCTGCCGCAGCAGCTGCTTGTCGGTGCCGGGCGCCTCACCCTTGGCGACAGCCGCGAGGATCTTGATCGCCTCCTCACGCGCCATGGTCAGGCTGACCACCTCGGCCCGACCGATCTTGTGGGTCTGCTGCTTGCCGGAGGGCTCGCGGTAGCGCACGTAATAGGTGCGGACGCCAGTGGGCAGGACCATCAACCCGAGGCCTGAGATCTTCCGATCGGGCTGCCATTCGCGCTTCATCGTGGGCTCTCCATTCGCGCACTATTCGCGCAGATTTGCGCGAACGGCGGTGAATCTGCGCGAACGGGCGTGAACAGGTCAAGGGCAAACTATGTGACGAATCAGACCATTAGCGAAGAATCGTGAACACAAATGAGATCAAAGTTCGCCTCTGAAAATCGCAGTGTCGGTGGTTCGATTCCGCCCCTGGGCACCAAATAACCCCGCAAAATCAGCCCCTTAGACAGACAGCCCCGACGGGCTTGAGAAGCTCGCCGAGGCCATTTGCGCACTATTCGCGCAGCGCTCAGATCTGCGTCGGCTGCAGCGCTGCCCTGCGCAGCCGGTGGATCTTTCCGGGCGCTTCGGCGGGGTCATCGAGCTGGATCATGCGGAAGTCATCGAGCCCGTGTGTCTCGGCGAAGTGCTGCGCAGCGATGTGGGTGGCGAACGGCCCGACGTGCCAGGGGCCGATCTCGATGGCGTAGGTCATTTCAGGGAAGGGTTGCGTTCGGCAGCCGTGAGGCTGGGGTGGTCGTCGTCGTCATCCTCGGGCAGATCGTCGGGGATGTCGTCGTAGTCGGGGTCGAGTTGGCGGATCATGCCACCAGATCCTCGATGGCTCGGATTGCGGCTTTGATCTCGGCCTGACCGGGCAGGTCGTTGCAGGTCAGGTAATCGAGCGAAGCGTAGAGGGCGGTGAGGGTCTCGCGCTGGTAGGTGGTGAGCATCGGAGTGGGTGGCTGTCGATGTGTGAATCCTACACCACCGGCGGGGGAGCATCCCCAATCGGGTCAGCGCGTTCACAATCGTTCACACAGGTTTCCGTCGCTACCGTGGGCCAAGCCGGGGCCACGCCCATGCGCGCGCACATCGCCGAGATCACCGCCAAGGTGATCATCCGCAGCGACACCGACCCCGACCAGCTCCCCGCCGACCTCTACAGCCAGATCGCCGAGTTCATCCACTCAGAGGATGACCTCCTCGACCTGGCCATCGAGCTGTTCACCCTGCCCGAAGACATCGGTGGATCGGCACCACATTGATGAAACGCGGCTGGTCACCCGCAGGTCAGCCCGCGATCAGATCCACCTCGCGTGGAGCTACCGCTGCGCCTACTGCGGCGATCCGCTCGGCCGCAGCCCCACGCTCGATCACGTGGTGCCCAAGGTCCATGGCGGCCTGACGGTGCGGGAGAACCTGATCAGCTGCTGCCTGATGTGCAACAGCCAGAAGGGGCACAAGGATTGGATTGCCTGGTATCGCGCGCAGCCGTTCTGGTCCGCGATGGGCGAGTGGGCGATCGCGCGCTGGGTGGCCGGCGAGGGCTAAGATTCCAGTCCAACGATTCAATCGCTGGGCATTCCGCAGTGTGGAGGCTGCGGTGAGGCGTGCAGGCGCGAGAGCCGGCGCCACCTCCACACCCCAATCACGGCAGGATCTTCGACGCCAGCCAGAGCGCCAGGCCGCACGCCACGGCGTAGCCCACCAGCAGCTCGATCATCAGGGGCAGCGTCATCACTCGGGCAGCGGATTGATCACGGCATGATCGCCGATAATCCGCAGCGCCGCACGGTTGTAGGCCTGCGCCGCCTCGAGCTCGGTGGCGAACATGCCGAGGTAGTAGCGCCGGCCCCGGTAGCCCAGTGCAGCGCGCCATGGCAGCTTCGGGTTGGTGCTCCGGGAGACGCCCCTGTAGGGGCTGCTGGCGTTCGCGCGCCTCGGCCGGTTGGCCAGCGAGAGGTAGTAGGCCTCTCGGGTGGTGGTGCAGTTGAAATACCCCATAGGGTCAGCGAGCGAGAAGGTGGTCTAGGTAGATCTCGGCCTGCCAGAGATCGGAGCTGTACCTGCAGTAGCCGTTGGCGCAGCTGCGGTAGTAAAGCTCCCCACCACCAGCGGGCTCGAGCGTTTCGATGTAGCCGGCGCCGCGATCAGTGCGGCTCAGGACAATCGGCGGGTTCATAGATGTCACACCGCGCGGCAAACCTGCCACCAGTCTGGCGAGCCTCAGGGAAGCCGAGCGTGCAGGCCTTGCGGGCCGGCTCCCACTGCAGGCAGTCCCAGCACATCCGCGGCGAGCTTGCCGGCCTGATGCGCAGCACCGCGGCCTGATAGATGCGCTGAGCGCGCAGGAGCGCCTCCTGCAGCTGGATGGTGCCCGTGTCAGCCTCCAGCTGGTGCTCGGCTCTGGGGCCGAGGTTCACCCGACAGTGCCACGTCCGGTCTGCACGATCGCAGAACAGCAGCAGCCGGCCGGCGTGGAGGCTGATCATTCGAACTCGCCGTAGGCCGGTGAGTGGTAGAGCCGCTCGAGCAGGTGCGAGGCCGGCTCGTCCTGCTGGCCGCTGGTCACGTAGCAGGCGACCTCATCGCGCTGGTCTGCGGCGACGAACACCTCGGGCCAGTGCAGCTCCTTCACCACCACCAAGCTGGTGCGGTGGCTGCGCACCAAGATCCACAGCGCAAGGCGCTCGATCAGGTTCAGGCTGGGCAGCTGCATCATGCCTCCAGTTTGCCGAGCAGGCGGCGGAGATACCACTGCGCCTTGGCGGCATTCACGGCCGGGTCGCCCTTGTCCCACATCCTCAGGATGTAGCGCAGGACGTGGCCCTGGCAGTTGGCCAGCACCGGGTCAGGTGCGCGGGCGATGGCGGCCTCGATCACGTCGATCGCTTCCACCGGCCCGTGCCGGTAGTGATCTGGGTTGATCTGGTCGGTCATTCGGTGAGCTCCCAGTAGTGGCTGGCCAGTTTCGTCACGATCTCACGCGCGGCGATCAGTTCATCGAAGAACTCCTGCGTCACGGCGTACTCAGTGCCGCGGTGGCCGCAGTCGTAACACTTGCGGCGCTGACGGCGGACCTGGCCGTCATAGCTGCGCTCGGAGTTGTCGCACCTGAAGCGCCCACCACACTGCGGGCACTTCATCTCGGTGAACGGGCTGGGCATCACCGCCACCGGCCGAGCAGCTGCTGGCGGCAGACCTCGATCGCCTGCTGCGCCTGCTTCTGCGTCATCACCGACTCGGTGGCGTCGATCGCGCGCACCACGTTGTCCAGCAGCTCGGGATAGTCGGTGTCGCGGAAGTTGGCCGCCATCTCCAGCGCAAACTCCTGCCAGAGCCCCGTATAGGTGCAGCGGAGCGGGTGGCCGTAGGGCAGATCATCGCGGCCGCTGCGCTCGTAGAGGGCCTCGAGCATGTCGGCGCGCTGCTGGTCGAGTTGGACGCGGTTCATGGTTCTAGGTGTTGGCGGAGGTAGAGCAGCTCGGCGCAGAGCTGCTCGCGGTTGCGGATGCCGGCCACGGTGCGCAGCTGATCGATGCGGATGTCGATCAGGCTCATCAGCCGGTGGCGCTCATCCTGCTGGCCCTGGCGGTAAGTTCCGCTGTCGGTGATCAGCTGGCTGATTCTCGCGCGCATGTCGGTCATCGGGTGCCCTCCAGTTGGCCACGCAGCCACTCGGCCGCCGAGTAGACGCCGTTATGGGGGGACAACTGTCGTTCCTGAGCCTCGGCATCTATCCAGCGGGCCACCTCGCGGATCGCGGCGCGGGCTTCGGGCTCCCAGTTGATGGGCTCATCGTCTTGGCCGATGGCGCGGGCCACTCGGTCCACCAGCGTCGCCATCACACCACCTCCACGGCAGCACCGGGCCAGCGGGCCTCGGCGTAGCGGATGGCGGCGCGCTTCGTCTCGGCCTGCGTGATCCACGTCATAGGCCGGGCGCCCTTGGGATAGACGATCAGCCGGAACTCCTTCGTGCGCGCCTTGGGCCGCGGGCGGCTGATGCCTTCGCCGTGCTGGCTCTGGTTTGGTTCGTCCTGCCACTGCCACGGCAGCATTGCTCCGGTGGTCTTAGCCATGGGTGATCGGGTGGGTAACGGTTTCGGAGTCCAGCCATTCGAGCTCAGACCACCACTGCAGCCACGTGTCGGCGGCGATCAGCTTGGCCTCGGTGAGGCTGTGGGCCAGCACGCACTCGAGCACGTTGGCGCTGCGGATCTGAAAGTAGAAGCGGCGGGGGGTCATTCGGGCAGCGCCTGTAGGGCGCGGCGGATTGTGTCGGTGATCTCGGGTAGATAGTGCGCGTCGCGCTCAATAGTGCCCAGCATTTGCAGTGCAATGCTGTTCAGCGTTTGAGGTTTGGGGCGGCGTGCGGCGCGGAGATCGGACACAACATCGATGACCTCCGACACGACATCAGAAGCAAACCACTCACAGCACGCCTCCAGCTCCTGGTCGGCGCCCCATTGGGCGGCGCGGCGCGCAATATGAAATTCATAGAGCCAGTCGCGTTCGTCGTAGCTTTTTTCCTCAGCCCACTGCTCCATGAGTTCGCGAGGTGGGGTGATGGGGTGGTCAGTCATGGCTTCAGCGGCAGGTGTTCGGCTGCGCAGTTGTGGTGCGCCTTGACGGTCTCCTGTTTGGCGGAGTCGTAGCCGGCGGCGTAGAGGCAGGCCAGCAGCACGACAACGGCGACGCGGTTGATGATGGGATTGGTGAGCATCATGCGAGCGCCTTGCGGACGCGATAGCGGGACAGGTTGAGGCGGGTGGCGATCTGCTGCTGGCTGAGGCCGGTGCGGCGCAGGACGCGCACGCGGCGATCATCTGAAGCGGTCAGCCAGTCGATCACGGCGACCAGAAGCAGCATCGGGATCAGCAGCTTCCAGATCACCAGGAGAGCGGTGGTGAGCATGGGTGGAGAAGCGGTGGCCTCGTCGGCCGTGCGCTAATCATGGCCCACCGCCGGCAGCGCATCATCCCGGCTGTGACAGTTCTTCACATTGCCGCGGCTTTGGTCCCACCTGCCCCACCTCCACGTGGCTCAGCGTCAGCGTCACCGGCACCCGCAGCACCGGCTTGCTCGCGTGCCCCGAGCACCACCCCACCGCATAACGGCTCACCTCCGCCTCGGCCGTGAACCATGCGTGGCCGCAGTCCAGGCACACACGCCGGCGCACCGTCTGGTCGGCAGGCTTGCTATTCGTCACCGCTGCCCGGTGGCGGGGGCAGCTGCACTTCGGGCAGTTCATGGGCACCATGGGGCAGTCCGCCCCAGAAAAATGGATTTCGGTCAGTGGCTGGCGGTTGAGATCCCGCCAGAAAAACAGTTCCAGATCGAGGCCGACTGCCGCCGGCTGGAGAAGCATCCCCAGGCCGGCAGCGTCGCCGCTCAGCTCCTCCGCCAGTGCTACCACCAGCAGGAGATGCTCCAGGCCGCGGTCAATGAGATCGCGCGGCTGGAGCTCGAGCTGATGTGATCAGAACAGATCGGCTTCGGTGATCTCACTCACCACGCCACCAGTCGCCTGCGCAAGGCTGGCTGCAGCAGCTGGAGCCACCGCAGCCTCCTCGATCGCCTTCTGCACCTTGTAGTCGGGCTTGGCCACGATGCTGAGGTACTTCACCCCGCTGCTCGCGGTCTTGGCCCAGCCGCTCAGCCGTACCGGGATCTCCTGCCGATCCCCTTGGGGCTGGGCATTCATCAGGTACTGCGCCAGCGCATAGGCCTGGTCGGCCGGCACGTTCAGCACGCCATCGAACTCGGGGTAGTTCTTGCCGGCCTCATAGCGGTCGCCCATCCGCTTCTGCCAGTCAGCAGCGGATTGCTTGAACAGTGCGCCATTCACAGAGAAGCTCATCGGTTGGGTTGCGAGGGATTGTTTGGCAGGCCGCGCAGGTTGCGCTGTTCGTAGGCCACGACCTCATCCACGGGGTAGAGGACGCGGCCGCCGATCTTCACGAAGCGCGGCCCACGGTTCTGGCTGCTGCGCCAGTTGTCGAGCGTGCTGAGCGAGACGATATTCCGCCATCGAGCAGCCAGCTCGCGCGGGGTCAGATACTCAGAAGATGTCATCGTTCGGATCCTCTCCCACGGGCTCAGCGGCCACGGTCGGCTTCGGTTGCTTGATCTTGGCGTTCAGGTCTTCCAGCGTTGCCTTCGGCAGTTCAGGCTCGGCCGCGCGCACCGTCACCGGCTGCACGTCCACCACCTCCTCCTCGGTCTGGATGCCCACCAGCAGCTCGGGGATGTAGAGCCGGCCCCAGAATGCCGCGGCCCGGTAGCGGATCATCAGGTCGGGCATGGTCTGCCACTTGCTGCCGCTCTTGGTGGCCCACCCTTCCTTCTTCGCCATCGCCATGCTCACCACTGGCCCTTTCAGGTCGGCGCCGCTGGCCAGCTCGGTGGCCACGCAGTAGCAGGCCAGGCTGTCGCTGGTGCCGCTGATCTCGTAGCGCAACGGGCTGAAGCGGCCGCAGCCGTTGATCAGGCCGATGATGAACTGGCTCGACCAGCTAGGCCGGCCGTGGATGATGTGGAGGTTCTGCATCACCTGGAACGGGCTCATCCGCATCCGGCTGGCGATCTCCAGCGCCACCAGACAATTCGCGAAGCCGTTCTGCCCCTGGAACTGAGGCGGGATGAGTGTCGAGCTGGCCAGCGCCTTCGCGATGCGTTGCGCATCCTCGAATGCCTGGATGCCTGAGAACACCGAGCCGCTCGAGCTGGTGGTCAGTGCTGTGGATTCGGTCATGACTTAAGGGCCATCAGGATGAAGAAGGAACCGGCCGCCGCTGTCGCCAGCGATGCGTCGGTCAAGTGTGAGAGGAAGATCGCGCCGCACCAGGTGGTGATCGCGATCAGGGCCAGGTTCGCGAGCTGGTCCATCAGAAGGTCTCGATCTGTTCGGCCGGTGCCGCCGGCACGCTGCCATCGGCCCGCGGGCGCATCCACGCCGGCAGGCTGATCGTCTCGATCTGATCGCTGTAGGCCGGCCAGTAGTCGGCATCGCGGCACTCGGCCAGCAGCAGCATGTCGCGCGCAGCAGTCACCTGCCCGGCCGCCACCATCTCCGCATCGGCGGCGTAGACGGCCACCGCATGGGGCGCCTTTTTCTCCACGCAGATGAAGATGAACTGCTCCGGCCGGCGGCCTGTCGCGCGCTCGAGGCCGTCGAGATACCAGCTGGCCTGCACGTGGTAGCGGAAGTTCGCGATCGACTTGCTGAAGCCTGCCGGGCTCGCATCCTCGGTCGTCTTCAGGTCCACGATCAGGCTGCCGTCATCGAGCAGCCAATCGGGCCGGCACTTGCACTCGAGCCCCGTGGCCTCATCGGTCCACATGTGAGTGGTCTCAGCCTTGCCCGGCAGCCCCAGCAGGTAGGCCGCAGCCGGGTGGCCATGCACCGCGCGGCCCATTGCCATCACCAGCTCGGCGTCGGTACGGCTAATCACCGTACGGCCCACGCTCTCGGCCTCGAATGCGGCCCACGCATCCTTGCCTGCCTTGTAGCGGCGATCGATGCCGTCCGGTGCCGCGATGTAGCGCGCATCCCACTCGGGCAGCTCGAGGATGTGGGTATGCACCGCGGTGCCCAGCAGCATGGCCGCAGTCGGCTCGGGCTCCACGCGCTTCGGGTCCACGTACCGCGCCCAGTAGTGCAGCGGACTGCGCGCCACCAGGTCGAGGTGGCTTTTCGATACCGCCGTGTGGCGGTGGTAGTCGCCGATGTCCATCACTGCCTCCCCTGCCATTCGCCGCACCACTCGGACGGTGGGGTCTGGGGCCAAAGCACCCAAGGTTCGCGGCCGGGGCCTTCTTTGTAGGGGACGCTCAGGATCAGCGGCTGCGGCGCGTGCCGCTGGCAGAACCCATCGGCTTCCGCCTCGGGGTTGTCGAGCCAGAAGCGGCAGCTGGCGCACTCCTCTGTGTCCATGCGTTGCTCATCAGTGCTCCCAGAACTTACCACAACATCCCGACTGTTCATCCCTTCCCCCAGTAGTTCTAAGTATTTCATGCCCTGCCGGCTAGCATCGGGCCGCTCACCTTGGTATTGCTTCCCGGCAGCTCGGGTCAAGTCCCATGAGTCTCACGCTTCGCGACTATCAATCCCGCGCAATACACGATCTCCGCCTTGCTTACCGCTCAGGCGCTCGCGCGCCATTGCTGGTTGCAGCCACCGGCTGCGGCAAGACGGTCATCTTCAGCGCCATCACTGCTGGCGCCGTCGAGCGTGGTCGTCGCGTGCTGATCCTGGTCCACCGGCGTGAACTGATCCGCCAAGCCAGCGCGAAGCTGACCCATGCCGGCGTCACCCACGGCATCATCGCCGCAGGCTTCGAGCCTTCAGATCACCCCGTTCAAGTCGCGTCGGTCCAAACGCTGGCCCGCCGTCTCGAGCGCCAAGCCTGGCAGCCCGATCTGATCGTCATCGATGAGGCCCACCACTCTGTGGCCGGCACGTGGGGGAGCGTGCTGAACCACTGGCCTGAGGCCTACCGTTTGGGCGTGACAGCCACTCCGGTGCGGCGTGACGGCCGCGGCCTTGGTGAGGTGTTCGATCGCCTGGTGCAAGGCCCCTCGGTGCAGCAGCTGACCGCGGAAAATTTCCTCACACCGGCGAAAATCTATGCACCGGCTTCAGCTGTGCAATTAGACAATTTGCGAATCAGATCAGGCGATTACGCCCCGGAAGATGCCGCGCAGCAGCTAGACAAGCCATCAATAACTGGCGACGCAATTGAGCACTATCAACGGCTTGGCCGTGGCTGTTCAGCTATCGCTTTCTGCTGCACCACGCAGCACGCCGAACACGTGGCGCGACAGTTTCGTGACAGCGGAATTACAGCGCAGGTGGTGCTCGGAACGACGCCTGTTGAGGAACGCGAGCAGCTGATTGACGATCTTGGATCGGGGGCTTTGCGCGTTCTGGTCTCGGTGGACGTGATCAGCGAAGGGACCGACGTGCCATCGGTCGGCGCGGCCATCCTGCTGCGCCCCACCCAATCCGAAGGCCTCTACCTCCAGCAGGTCGGTCGCGTGCTCCGCCCAGCACCGGGCAAGGACGCCGCGATCGTGCTGGATCACGTCGGCAACGTCCACCGCCATGGCTTCCCCGATGATCACCGCGAGTGGTCGCTGGATGATGCCCGGCGCCGCACCAGCAAGGGTGGCCCGGCGGCGCCAGCGGTGCGCACCTGCGAGAGCTGCTTCGCTGCCTTCAAGCCGCAGCCCGTGTGCCCCGTTTGCGGCGCCGAGTGCGCCCCAGAGCCGCGCCGTGCCCTGAAGGAAGTGGCCGGCGAGCTGCAGGAGCTCAAACGCGAGGGCATCCGCCAGCGCGTCGCCGAACGGAAGAAGGCACGCACCCTCACCGACCTCATCCAGGTCGGCATCGCCCGCGGCATGAAGAACCCCGCTGGCTGGGCGCGCCACGTCTACTTTGCCCGGCAGCAGCGCTCGTGATCATGGCCAACGCCGAGACCACCATTCAGCAGCAGATCCGGCTGGCCGTTGGCACCAGGCCCGACACCAGACTGTTCCGTAATCAGGTGGGCAGCCTCCCCGATCCCCGCACCGGCCGGCTGGTCACCTTCGGCCTGGCGCGCGGCTCAGCAGACCTGATCGGCTGGCGCACCATCACCGTCACCCCAGACATGGTGGGCCGGCGCCTGGCCGTGTTCTGCAGCATCGAGATCAAGACCGCCACCGGCCGCCTTCGCCCCGAGCAGCAGGCATGGCTCGGCGTGGTCCAAGGCGCGGGTGGGATCGCTGCAGTGGCCCGGTCGGTGCCGGATGCGTTGCAGATCATCGAAGACCCGCTAGCCTTTCCCCAGCGAAACCCCAGCGCTTCCCATGCGAACTGAGCGCCCCCAGCGCCGCACAATCACGCTCGATCTCACCACCGAGCAGATCCTCTGGCTTGATCGCCTGGCCGCCAAGGCCTTGGTGTCGCGATCCGCCTTCGTCCGCCAGCTCATCGCCGCGGCCATGCAGCGGGCAGCCCAATGAGCCGCCCCAATCTGGTCCGCGAGCGCTTTCTCGATGAGCTCTCCGCCTGGCTCTCGCCTGATCTGATCTACCACTGCTTCACCGGCGAAGATGACCCGCTCGAGCTCGCACGCATCGCCAAGCTCGACCCCTGGCTCCTCGAGCCGCTGCTGAACAAGGCCGAGCGCGAATGGCCTGATCGCCTTGCTCAGATCGCCGCAGCACGCAAGCGCGAGAAGAAGGAATCGAAGCGCGCCGTTCAGCAGTTCATCCTCGACGTTCACTCATGAGCAAGATCACAGAGCTCGCCCACGGCCAATGGCCGGCGATTCTTGGTGCCCTCGCTGGCCTCACCACCGAGCAGCTGACCGATCGCCATCAGCCCTGCCCCCTCTGCGGCGGCACCGACCGCTACCGCTTCGATGATCAGGACGGCTCCGGCTCCTGGTTCTGCAACCAGTGCGGTGGCCCATCCCAATCCGGTGGTGCCGGCAATGGCATCGACCTCCTCATGCGCCGCACCGGCTGGACCTTCAAAGAGGCCGCCGATCGCATCGAGCAGCACCTCGGCATCACCAAGCCCGCCAGGCCCGGCCAGTCCATCGACACCCCGCCCACCCGCGGTGCTGAGGCCTTCTGGCGATACAGCCCCACCTTCATCGTCGCCCGTTTCCCCGGCAAGAAGATCCGCCCCCTCCACTGGACCGGCACCGAGTGGATCTGGAAGGCGCCCCCTGCACCTCGCCCGCTGCTGAACCTCGAGCAGCTGCGCACCCGCACCGGCACCGTCCTGGTGGTTGAAGGTGAGAAGGCCGCCGATGCCGCAGCGCGCCTGTACCCACGCGCCACCGTCACCACCTGGCCCTCCGGCTGCAAGGCCATCGACAAGGCCGACTGGTCGCCCCTCACCGGCCGCCGGGTCATCCTCTGGCCCGACGCCGATGCTGTCGGCCAGCACGCCATGGATCAGCTCGCGCAGCGCCTCCTCCGCCTGCCCGTCGATCGCGTGCAGATGGTCACCCCGCCCGCTGGCGTCCCCGAAGGCTGGGATCTCGCCGATGCCACCTGGACCGATGCCGAGGCGCTCGAGCACCTCAAGGCGCACCTATCCCAGCCCCTCGAGCTCGATGCCGACCCTGACCCCAAGCCCCTCCAACCCGAGCTGCAGCCAGAGCCCGACGACGCCGACCCCGAGGTGCCCGAGCTCGACCCCGGCCTCCACTTCACCCCCCTCGGCTTCGATGGCGATGCCTACTACTACCAGCCGCATCGCACCGGCCAGGTGATGCGCCTCTCGCGCTCGGCGCACACCTCCACCAACCTGGTCGCCCTTGCGCCCCTCGAATACTGGACGCAGCTCGCACCCGGCGCGCGTGGCGGTGTGGACTGGACGCAGGCCGCATCCACCCTCTTCGCCATCTGCGCTGATCTCGGCGTCTACAACCCCGACATCATCCGCGGCCGCGGCGCATGGTGGGACAGCTCCCGCCCCGTGCTGCACCTCGGCGATCGCATCATCGCCGATGGCAAGGCCCACCCCGCCCTCCGCCCCTTCGACAGCCGCTTCCTCTATCAGCGCATGTCACCCCTCAAGGGGCCAGGCGCTGCCAAGCCGCTCACCGATGCCGAGGCGCTGGTGATCTGCGAGGTGGCCGAGCGCTTCCACTGGGAGGTGCCAGCCTCTGGTCTGCTGCTCGCCGGCTGGGTCACCCTCGCCCCCGTCTGCGGTGCCCTTCAATGGCGCCCCCATGCCTGGCTCACCGCATCAGCAGGCTCCGGCAAGTCCGCCATCCTCGATCGCTACGTGGCGCCCCTGCTCGCCGATATGGGCCTGATCGTCGCTGGCAACACCACCGAAGCCGGCCTGCGCCAGACCCTGCGCTCTGATGCCCTGCCAGTCGTGTTCGATGAGGCCGAGTCAAACGAGAAGGCCGATCAGGTGCGGATGCAGAACATCCTCTCCCTGGCTCGGGTTGCGTCCAGTGAGTCTCACGCCACCCTGCTCAAGGGCAGCCCCGGCGGTGATGTCACCCGCTTCAACATCCGCTCCATGTTCCTCATGAGCTCGATCGCCACCGCCCTCAAGCAGGGCGCCGATCGATCCCGCTTCGCGCAGCTCACCCTCCGCTCACCTACCGATCTGCCCAAGGCCGAGCGCATCGCCCACTGGGAGGCCCTCGATCGCGATCTCGAGCGCCACATCACCCCAGACACCGCCCTGCGCCTCATCGCCCGCACCGTCTCGCTCATCCCGGTCATCCGCCAGTCCGTTCGGGTCTTCTCCCGTGCCGCTGCCGAGCGCTTTGACTCACAGCGCCTCGGGGATCAGTACGGCACCCTCCTCGCCGGCGCATGGTCGCTCATGTCCAGCGAGGTGCCCACCGATCAGCAGGCCCGAGACCTGATCGATCAGAACGACTGGGAGCCCTACAGCCAGGCCACCGAGGTGCCCGACGAACAGCGCTGCATCCACCGCATCCTCCAGCACCAGGTCCGGGTTGAGACCGACGAGAAGACCTACACCCGCACCCTCGGCGAGCTGGTCGAGATCGCCGTGCAGCATCGAATGGACCGGGACATCTCCATGCGCCAGGCCACCGAGGTGCTCGGCCGCCATGGCCTGAAGGTGGTGCAGGAGCAGCAGCAGCTACTGGTGAGTAACACCGCCGAGGCGCTGGCCACCATCCTGAAGGACACCGCCTGGTCCCACAGCTGGGCCACGGTGCTGAGCCGGTTACAGGGGGCCACCAAGGCCGGAACCGTCCGCTTCAACGGTGCAGGGGCTGTTTCCAGGGCTGTGGCGTTACAAATCGCCGGGCTGTAACAGGGGGCGTTACAGCTAAAAACCGTTGCGCCGCAAGGGATTACAGGGATCTGTAACGGTGTAACGGTCGCCGGCCGAAAAATAGCCTCTCTCTCTTACACACACACACTCTCTCCCCCCTCCTCTCTCACCCCCTCTCTAATAAATATCTTTTTAGAAAAAGACGTTACAACGTAACAGAGGGGGTCTAAAGCCTTGGGCGGCAAGGGGTTTCGGGTGTAACGCCTACCGTTACACCACCGTTACAGCTGTTGCGGCCAGTGTTCACGGGATCTCACCCCTTCCCCATCGCCTGGCCCGGCTCCCGCCCTTACCCTTGGCCCATGGCCACCATCCGCATCGACCTCGACTCAGGAGCCCTTCAGAGGCTCGACAGCCGGGTGCGGCTGCTCACGGACCAGAACCTGCGCTATGCGGCCGCCAAGGCGCTTACAGGCGCCGCTCAGGCTGCACAGGCTGCGCTGAAGCAGGCCACCCCCCGCTACATCGATCGCCCCACCCGCTGGACCGTCAACGGCACCTACGTGCGCTTCGCTCGCGCTGACACGCTCACCGCCGAGGTGGGCTTCAGGCAGGACGCCCAAG